TCCAGAACATAAGGAATCACAAGAATTAAATAACAGCGGGGAGTAATATGCCGTGGGATGCATCACGACAGAACGAGAAAAGATCAAGTAGAGTCTATAAAGATTTAAACTTGAACTTTGGTATTAATCCAGTTACAAGTGATGTTACTACTGTTACTGATGTAACAGCGGTTAAAAGGTCTGTGCGTAATTTACTTCTTACTAATCATTACGACAGACCATTTCATCCAGAGATTGGTTCTAATGTTCAAGCATTACTTTTTGAAAATTTCGGGCCAATAACTGGTAATCAATTAGCTAGACAGATAGAAGAATTAATTGCTAATTTTGAACCAAGAGCTAATGTAGAATCTGTAGAGTGTTTTCCTGTTCCAGATACAAACACTTATGATGTCAGGATATATTTTTACGTTGAAAATTTACCAGCGGAACTCCATGAGTTTCAAACAATTTTAGAAGCAATGAGATAATATGGCAATAAATTCAAAAGGAAGAATTGAAATTACTGATTTAGATTTTGATACAGTTAAAGATAATTTCAAAACTTTTCTTTCACAACAATCACAATTTACAGACTACAACTTTGAAGGGTCTGGTATGTCGGTTCTTATGGATCTTTTGGCATACAATACACACTATATGGCATTTCATGCAAATATGCTTGCGAATGAAATGTTTATTGATACTTCATTAACTAGGTCTGCCTCTGTATCTCATGCTAAAGCATTAGGATATTTACCATCATCTAAAAAGGCATCTTATGCAACTGTAGATATTACAGTAAAGGGTGTTCCAATTTCACAAAAAACTTTGGTTATGGAAGCCGGAACAATTTTTACAACTACAGTAGATAGTGTTTCTTATAACTTTGTAACTATTGGAGATAGTACTGCAACTTCTGATACTGGAACTTTTGTATTTTCTGGTGTTCAAATTTATGAAGGAACAAGAATTAGATATACCTATACTGTAAATAATGCAAATTTAGAACAACAATTTATCATACCTTCTGCAAGTGCAGACACAACTACTTTAGTAGTATCTGTTCAAGCATCCTCTAGTGATATTACTACAGAAACATATACTTTAAATACTGATTATGCTGAACTTGATTCTACATCAGCAAAATACTTTTTACAAGAAGTAGAAGGTGGACAATATGAAGTTTATTTTGGAGATGGTGTTACTGGTAAGAAACCTATAGATGGTAATATTGTTATTCTAGATTATGTTGTAACTAATGGAACATTAGCTGATGGTGCAACTGCATTTACTCCTGCATCTACAGTTGGAGGATATTCTGATGTTACCGCATTAACAACTTCAAGTGCAGCTGGTGGTGGAGAGGCTGAAACAGTTGACTCCATTAAATTTAATGCACCTTTAAAGTATGCAACTCAGGGTCGTGCTGTTACACCAGATGATTACAAGGCCATCGTTCCTTCAGTATATACTAACATTAAGTCAATTCAATGCTGGGGTGGAGAAGATAATGATCCACCAATATACGGAAAAGTCTATGTTGCAATTAGACCAAATACAGGAACATCTTTAACAACTACAACTAAGAATCAGATTGTAACAAATTTAAAAAAATATAATGTTGCATCTATTGTTCCAGAAATAGTAGATCCTGAAATCTTGTATTTGGTTTTGGGAGTAACCGCTAAATATAACTCTACATTGACAGAAAAATCTAAATCAGATATTAAGGCTTTAGTTGAGACAACTATAAGTTCTTTTAATACAAACAATCTTCAAAAATTCGATAGTGTATTCAGACATTCAAATCTTGTAAAAGATATTGATGAAACTGATACTTCTATTCTTTCCAGTACTGCAACTGTAAAATTGAAAAGAATTGTAACACCTACTCTAAATGCAATTACAAAATATACTATTGCATTCAACAACGCTGCATATCATCCAGCCGCATCTTGGGCACAGACTGTAGTGGAATCTACTGGATTCTATTTGTCTGGAAATACCAATGAACAGTTTATAGATGATGATGGAAATGGAAACCTTAGAACATTTTATCTTTTGGGTGGTACTACAAAGACTATTACCAACGCCCAAGCGGGAACAATTAATTATAATACAGGAGAAGTTGTAATGACATCTTTTAATATTACCTCAGTATCTAATGCAGCTGGTACTATTGATGTATCTCTCAAACCAGACTCTAATGATGTTATTCCTGTAAGACAACAAGTTATAGAAATTGATACTGTTGCAACTACTGTGACTGCTGAAGTCGATGACTTTGCAACTGGTAAAGCAACCGCTGGTGTAGGGTACTCTACATCTAGTTCAACTGCCCCTGTAGGAAGCACATACACAACATCGTAATATGGCGAGTACGTTTTTAGATGAAAAGATTTCATCCTTTATAGAAGATAAGTTTCCAGAATTTGTTAAGAATGACCATCCTGTTTTTGTGGAATTTCTTAGGGAATATTATAAGTTCCTTGAGGCTGCAAAAATTACACTCACCAATGTTCAACAAACAGATCAAATCCTTTTAGAGAATAAACTTACTACCAACTATCTTGCTAATGAACAAGATGATTCAAGGTTTGTTTATGAGACTTCTGTTTATGGTGCATTTCTAAAAGATGAAATAGTAACAGGACAAACTTCTGGAGCTACAGCCACTATACTTGCAGAAGATAATGCAAATAATGTTCTTTACATTGAAGCAAATAGACATTTTCAAGTTGGTGAAATAATTACTGGTGGTACTTCTGATGCAAGTGCAACTATTGGTAAGTATCAAGGAAATCCAGTACAAACTATTCAACAACTTTTAGAGTATGTAGATGTTGATACAACCATCAATGACTATCTAGATCAGTTTAGAGAAGCATATCTTACAGCCGTTCCCAATACATTAGCAACAGGAGTTTCCAAAAGAAAATTAATCAAGAGTGTTCGTGACTTGTATCGTGCAAAAGGTACAAGGAGAGCTCATGAGGCATTCTTTAGATTGATGTTCAATGAAACACCAGAACTTACCTACCCTACAGAAAACATTCTTAAAATTTCAGCAGGAGATTGGTCTAGTGATACTGTTCTTAGAGTTGTTGCTACAGAAAATGATCCAAACAATTTAGTTGGACAAACTATAACACAAACAGTAAATGTAGGTTTGGGTCATGAAGCATCTACTGCAAATGTAGAAGCAGTACTTCAGTTACAAGAAGGTGAGACAACAGTTTACCAATTAATATTAAACGTAGCATCTATAGATGGAACATTTAATGATGGTGCAGAAATTTCAGGTATTGATAATTCAGATGCAGATGTATCTATTACTGCAACAGTACAACCAATTCTTGTAAGTGCAACTGTAACAGAAGGTGCAGCTGGTTATACAACTGATGATACTGTTACTATTACAAGTGATTCTGGACAAAATGCTTTAATCAGTATTGTGGATGTTGGTTCTGGTGAGATAGGACAAATTGTAATTGATAATCCAGGCTCAAATTATACTGTAGGTGATCCTTTATTTTTTGATAATACAAATACTGAGGGTGCAGGAGCTTCTGCGATTGTTTCTTGTGTGGATGGTGCGATTGCTCCAGAAGCTGGTGATGTTGCAGCTTATGAAATGGATCTTTTTGATCATATAGTATATGAAGATGGTACAGAAATTACAGATGCATATACTGGTAATCAAATTCAAATTGAATCTGGTACTCTAGCAAGTCTTAGTGCAACTAGTGAAGCTGGACAAGTTTGTAATGTAACAGTATTCTCGCCTGGTTCTGGTTATGAGGTAATGCCAAAGATTAAACCAGCAACCCATAGATTATCATACAACCAATCTGCACTAACCTCTACTGGAATTTTTATAGCGGGAGAAACAATTACTAATGATGCAGTACCCGCCGTAACTGCAACTATTACAACTTTTGTTCGTGGAAAAATTACGATTGCAGAAAGAACAGGGGCCTTTGCAACAGGACAAGTTATAACTGGTAGTCAGAGTAATGCAAAAGCAACTCTTACTGCCGTTGATGCACTTGGTGCAAATGCAACTTTTCTTGGATGGTCAACTACTGGATTGGGTGCAATTTCTGGTGTGGAGGTTTCAAACTTTGGAACAGGATTTACAACTGCACCAACTGCAACTGTTCCTGTCAAGATGTTACTTACCAGAAATACTAATGTAGAATCACCACCAGACATAACTCTTGCAACTGCATTTTCATCTGGTGATACTATAATAGGTCAGGAATCTAGTGCTAGGGGTGTAGTAACTGCATGGGATAATTCAAGACAAACACTTACTGTCAGAACTACTTTAGGAACTTTCCAAAGGTCTGAAATTCTTACAAGGGGTTCTGGTACGAATTATGCAATAGTTTCAGAAATAAATCAAGGCGCATTATCAACTACAATAGGTACAATAGGTACAACTGCTGGACAGTTCAATAATGATAAGGGTAAGATTAGTGAATCTTTGATGAGGATTCAAGACTCGTACTATTATCAAGATTTCTCTTATGTTGTTAAGGTAGGAGCTGCGATTGCAGATTGGAGAGCAGAGATTAAAAAGGCTGTCCATCCTGCTGGTTTTGCAATGTTTGGTGAGGTAAGTATTTCCAATAAGGTTGCGACCTTAATGACTGTACCAGTTACAGGAATTACTTCTTACACTCCAACACTTGCAAGTCTCTTTGAAGCTGTTCTTACTACAGTCGTTGGTAGAAGATTGGGTACTGATGAAACTGGTACTGCTGTTCCACAATCTGTACCAGTACAATATCCAGTTAATGGTAATACTACTAATGAATCTACATCTATTACAAATATAACCACAACTAATTTGGCAGTTGGTCATCCTATATCTGGATTATCACTTCCTGTGGGTACAACTATTTCTGTTATAAATGTCGCTAGTTCTGGTGCTCATAATAATGGAACAATTACTGTTTCTGCGGAGGCAACTGCATCTTCAACTGGTGAAACTTTTTGGGTATCAGTTCCATATACAACTGAATATTCAATAACAAATACTCTACTAGGTGAAACAGAAATTAAGGGTACTACTAACCATGTAAGGGGAACTCTGAAACGTGGTAGCCATCTTGGACATGAACCACAACTATTCAGTACTGTAGAAAGTATTACTAGGTCTGGTACTACTGCAACTGTAGAGACTACAGGGCCACATGGAGTAACTGCTGGAGAACAAGTAGAAATCTCTGGTGTTACAACCACAGGATATGATGGAGTATATGAGGTTCAAACTGCAACTGATGATACATTTACAATTACAGTTTCAGGTAGTCCAACATCTCCAGCCACAGTAGGTGTAGGTAAAGTAAAACTTCTATCACCATTTGATAATTCAACAAGAGATGTTACATTAAGACCACATACTGATGTCACAGTATATCCCCTATATGGAGATTGGGCAAGTGCTCAGAAAAACAGATATGGATTAGGCCCAAGACAAACAAATGCAATTAAGTATATGTGGGCAACTCCACCAACTGAATATTCAGCTGGTATTACTGACACTACAGAGAATCATCAAATAATATTAGAAAATGATGATGATGCTTATATAATACAAGAACCAGAAGTACTTGATAGAGTTGATTTTACAGTAACAGCTGCAAGTGGAAAATTTATTATAGATGGTGTAGATAAACCCGCATTGAATCTTGATGGTGCAAGATATTATCGTTTTGATTTAAGTAGTAGTACAACATCTACACATCCTTTTAAATTATCTGAAGTTTCAGAATCGGGAGAATATAATGAGGTATTAACAGAGGGTATTGAGTTTGATATTGAATTAGAAACTGGTTCTTATACTGACCATACAGTTACAGGAAATACTACTAGTGGTTCTAATACAATTACTAATATTACCACAACACTTCTTGGAGTAGGTAACAAAATTAGTGGAGATTTTTATTCAGGAATTCCAGTTGGTGCAACAATAGCTTCCATTGTAACAGAAGGTTCAAGTAACAATGGATCAATTACTATATCAAGTAATGCTACAGCTACTAAAACTGGTGCAACATTGACTATTAGTGAATATGGTTTAGGACAAGATGAAACTCATAATTTAATAGCAGAAGATGGTGAAAAACTATTAGTTCAAATTTATGATAGAGTAACATCATATGGAACTCAGGGAAGTGCAGGAGCATATGTTGAAATATTTACAAATAACTTAAATAAAACTTTATATTATTATTGTGGTGCTCATTCTGGAATGGGAAATAGTTTAACAATATCTGAAAGAACTGGTGACTATCTTATAAATGAAGCTTATCAACTTGGAGGAGAAAGTGCTGTTAATAATATACTACTTGAAGATGGTGGGTATATACTTTATGAAACCGATACAGATCCAGAAACACAAAGTGTAATGGTGAGTGAAGATTCCACTATTACATATGGAAGTATTACAGAAGATTTACCAAGTAGATTAGATGGTCAAATGGCATATGCATATCCTAATATTATTAGGAGAGAATCACCAGAGTCAGGTACGGATAATGTAGATGCTGGTGGAGCTGGTGTTTACGACACAACAATGAATTATACTAATATACAAATTGGAGATCATGAATCTAATGTGCATAATCGTATCTCAGATTTTGCAGATGTAAGAATAGTAGATATAATAAAATGTGGTAGGGAATTTTTAGAAATTGGTGAACAGACAAATAAACATGAGGGAGACAATGATTATGAATTTACCCTTATGGAAGATGGTTCATATATTCAAATGGAAGCCGCATCAGCAGGAATACCAACTGAATCTAGAAAGATATGGAATGTACCACCACCATCTTATATCAGACTGACAACATCATAACAGGGTTATATAACTCTTATAAATAATTTAACAGAGACTTAAACAAAGGAATTCAATATGGCAGCGATAATCACATCGAAATTTCGATTTCACAATGCCGAACAATTTAAAGAATCGTTTTCAGAAGCCGCACCTACCAATTACTATATGTTTATTGGTAGACCTTCAGCATTTGCTTCGGGTACAACTGGTGGTTCAGATTCGGCCCCACCTACCCCTGTAGATAATCGTAGGTCAGAAGCATTTCATTGGGATGATATGCTTGCAGCTAAGAAAATTGATTCCACAGGCGTAACACACGCAATCCCTCGTAGAGACTTGGATGTTTCGGGTGCAACTACATACGATATGTACAGACCAAATTACTCAGCATCCAATACTGCAAACTCAGGTGCAAC